TCGTTGTTGATATCTGTCGCGACTTACCGGGCGACGAAGCGGTGTTCGTGCGAGATATCATCGAATACGTGACGCGGTACCGCAAAAAACACGATGAGCCTTTGACCGACCTGCGAAAGGCCAAGTGGAATTTAAACAAGCTGATTAATCTGATGATCGCTAAAGATGCGCAAAAGCAGTAGCAGTTTTGCAGTCGAGGCCGACAGCAACGGCAACGCCCGCCTGCGCATAAAGCACCGCCTACAGCGCGGAGCGGACCCGTGGGAACACGCGGGCGACTACAGCCTCATACTTAGCCCTGAAGATCGCGAGGCGCTTATAGACGCGCTACAGCGCGCTAGATAAAAAGAACCCCGCACTTGGCGGGGTTTTCTATGTTTCGATTTTCGGGTGTACGCCTTTTTGCTTTTGACGATTTTGTGACCCAGCGCTCGGCGCCAGCGCCATGTGGGGTCGCGGCGTTTCATTCCAAGTTCCAATTTTCAGCGACCAAGCGCATGATCTTGGCGAACCCGGCAGTATAGTTGGCATCAAGCTGGCGAGGTTCGCAAAACTCGTAGGTGCTGCAAATGCCCAGCCATGCGTTGCCGTGAGTCATCGCTTTATCTATTAGGGCTTTAGCACCATCCTCTGGCACCTGCCCAATGTAGTCGATGCCCGTGATGACGCCATCATCGTTAAAATAAGCAACGGCGTCACCGGCTCCGCGATAATGCTCGGCCTCGGCATCAGTCAACGTGATGAACTCTACGCCGATTGAACTGGTTTCGATGCGGGGTTTGACGCTCATTGCGCTGCCTCCCGTTTCGCGCGCTCCACCTCGAATTCAGATAACGTCGCGGCAAGGTCTTCAGCCATCGCGACGCACTCTTGCGCTTTCGCATCGGTTGGCGCGCTGACCGCTAGGCGCAGCGCGAGAACCAAAGCATCGTAGTTTGTCATTACATCACCGCCGCTAAACGTCCGCCCATGCCGGTCGTCGGCTTCACGTCGTCCAGCCAGTGCCCGTATTGCTCACGCGTGAAGGCTGCATTCTTGTGGCCCATGACGCTTGCGATTACCAGCTCACTCTCCTGCAACTCGTAGATCAGGATCGACGCAAAGAAGTGACGCAGGTCGTGCCAGCGGATGCGCTCCACGCCAGCTTTGTCGCACGCGGCATGCAGAATGCGATTGCGCCAGTTTGAATTGTCGCTGTTCATGTTGCCATCTTCGTTTGAAAATACGAAACCATTCACCGCTTCCTCGGCGGGCTGCATATCTTTCCACAACCGCAGGGCCGCAACCAAATCCGGTGCCAGTTCGATCTGGCGCACGCCTGCCTTGGTTTTAGGCCTGCCGATTTTGCCGCCCTTTTTACGCGAATACTTGACGCTAAGTACACCCTTGTCGAGATCGAGTTCAGACCAGCGCAGCGCTGCCTGTTCGCCTGCGCGTAACCCAGTGCCGCGTCCCGCCGTAATAAACAAGCGGTCTTTAAAAGCGCGCAAGTATTTCTTGTAGGCAACCTGATACGCCTTTTCGCTTTCGCTATTGCTAGCGTTCCAATCGCCCAGGTCGATAGGTGCGTCGAGTGCTGGGCCAGCAGCGTCGAGAATTTTATTGATAATCACCTTGGATATACGCGCGCCAATCACATCGACCTTCTCGTCTTCATCGGGCAGCGGCAGTTCGATGCCAGTTTTATTATTACCCTCAATAGTCATCAGCGGATCATGCAACAGATACTGCTTGATGAGCGCGAACTTGATCACCTGACCGAAGATGGAAAAGATGTTCCGGTTAGTTTTGTTGGCGCGCTTAGTGAATAACGCGGGCACCAATTTTGTCTGGACTTCGCCCAGGCGGATGTCCGCAACCTTGGTTTCGGCCAGCGTGCTGCCGCCATACGGCAATTTGTTCAGGTGACGCACGGCGGTTTTTTTGTTCGCAATTTCCCCATCATCTACATGCCGACCGGCTTTGCGGGTTGGCTGGTAATCCAGAAATTCTTTCGCGACCTGCGCGAACGTCGGCGAACCGCTGCGCGAAATGTAGCTGCCGGTGATGCGGAACTCTTCAGCGGCCTGGGCGTGGATCGCATCAGCTTCCGCCTTGGTCGCCACGCGGATGTTGCGCTTGCCGCCAAACCGCCCCAGGTCTGCGATGTAACCGCCTCGTTCTTTGTCTTTGCGTACACTCATTTTTCGATCTCCGTTTTATATGCTTCTTTAATCGCGGTGGCGTCCGACCCCCACTTGCAGCCGGTACGGAAAGTCGAAACGTGTACGCTGGCGGCACCGGAGAGGCCACGCCCACTGCCGCTAAGTGCCGCTGCTGCTGGCGCGGTTTCAACGCCCTGACGCAGGCCAAGGTCTTTGTGGACTCGGCTATTTTTGCCGGTAGGTAAAAACGGCTTGCCACGCCGGGCAATCAAATCTACCTCGTCGTCGTGCAGTAACCAGCAATTGCCAAATTTGGTCGTGATGATTTTCGCCTTGACGCGGCGATCACCCTCAAACAACCCGGCAAACTCGGCGACGCCGCCGTTCGCAGCAATCGCCGCTTTTTCGGAATTGAGTCGACTGGTGACCCCAGCCGCCCATTGCGATATAAATCCGTCCATCTGTTCTCTCCCGTTGTCTTAGTAATTACATATGGTCAGTTTCTCTTACCAATACAATAAAAAAATGACCTTCAGGTTGTTAGACGCTGAATTTTTGGGAAAGCAAAACGCTCCATACGCGCTCCAAACAATAAAAAAAAGGCCTAGCCGGTTAGGGCTAAGCCTTTGATATTGTTTTGGTTGCGGGGGTTGGATTTGAACCAACGACCTTCAGGTTATGAGCCTGAATAATCTAATTATGATCCACAAAAAAAATCAACGGCTTAACGCTGTAAGGCCAGCATAGCCGCCATTTTTTGGAATATCAAATGGGAAAATGTGGAATTGAATGGGAGCAAATAGGAAACCTGAATGCTCCATTTTTGCTCCATAAAACGCAAAACCTGAAGGTCAGTCAGACTTCTTTGCCGCTCGTATTTTCCTGCGCAGATCGCCGTAGTCGATAATCATCCTGGCGATTGCGGAACAGTTGCCGACAACCACATCGCGCGGGCACGGCTGGCCGAGTTGCTGCAGCTTGTCCGCTGCCGTCGTCTGGATTGCATCCGAGTAATCGACCAGCGGCGGCGCCACGATAATTGCCTCGCCCTGCCTTGCCGTCTTATATGAATAGTAGCCGCTGGCTAAACTGCCGACCGCCCCCAGGCCGCTAGAAACCGCCGTGACGCAGCCGCTCAGTAGTACCGCGAAGAGTACTAGCGCGCACGCTGTCCATGCGGTCGCGTGCGCGGGCGATTTCCTTGAGCTGTTCCGCCTTGCTGATTTTCCGCGCCACGAAGTAGGCGCCCGCCGCAATGGCCGCGACGGCGGCAAGCAACGCACTAACAAGCCAGACACTAATCTGTTTTCTCCGCGCGCTCTTTCATAAACATTGACGCCAGCGCGGCCACACCACCGATGATAGTTACCACGTGCTGCAGTGCCGCGTCGCCACCGGGCAGCGAGATACCGCATGCCATAAGCACGCCCCCCAGCCCAGCAAAGGTGCTGGGTTCACGCAGTCTGGAAAGTACCATCTGAATGATAAAATTCATTTCCATATCCTTTTCAGTAAGTCCAAACATTTGGGCGGAATTTTTCGGTGAGATTGTCGAGGTGGATAAATCGTCCGCTATGCGCCCCGCGCTGATTTACGCCGACGCCCTGGAGGTCGTCGTGGCTCAGCGCCACTCGCAACAGGTGCAGCGCGCGCGATCCGCTAACAAGAACGTCGGCGGCGCGGCCTGTCGTGTGAGGGCCAGATGGCCCCGTAGACGAAACATTCTGATTGTGCTTAGGACAGCGATAGCCGCTGGTGATTTTCATCGGCCCAACCTCATCGCGGATGCGCTGCAGCAACGCAACGAATGCGGGGTCCATCGCTGCCACGCCGCAGCCACAACGGCACCTAAACTCGTCTGCCTCAAAATTTTTGTAATCGTCCCAATTCATAGCGATTCCATCTTCTTTTTAATCCATTCAACATCGACGCGAATGCTCTCAATTGTCCGCGTGCGCTGTTCCAAATTTTCTGGCGATAAAATTTTTGATAGCGTGTCGGTACGACGGTCCAGCACCTCGGTGGTCGTGGTCAGCTTGTCGATTCGCACGTCTTGATGCGTCAACTTTATTTCCAGTTTGTCGGACCCAACCTCCAGTTTCCGAATCTGATGGCGAGCTACGAACATCGCCCCTATGACGGAGGCGACGATGCCAGCAACGGGCAGCAAATCCGCTGCGTTCATCGGCGGGTTGCCTGCAGCCAGGAATCAAGCTCTTTTTGCTCGGTGAAAACGGTTGAGGTGACACGCGTGCTGGTGCCACGCACTGCGTCAATGTGGCGAAAATGCACGCGCCGCAAATTTAGCGCGACGAAAGCGACGACATCGCAGTGGCTAAGAGGTCGTCTGTCGCGGCCTGTTCTCGTTTTAAAATGAAAGGTTCCTGGCCGTTGCTGATCGAAATCCGCCGAAGTTTTCACCTCAACGCGCCACACGTCTGATCCGGTCCACGCCACAATGTCAAAGGCGTCGCTGCGCGCCATCGCGCACTGCACGCCGATTTGCTCCAGCGAACACGCGACCAAGTGTTCGCCAGCGCGGCCCACGCGCGAACTCATCTTAACTCTTTGGGCCGACCGGTTTTGGCTCGACCGTCTGCCACTGCGTGCCTTTCTGTCCGATTAACATGACGCAGCTCATCATGTCGTTTGGTCGCACCAAAATCACGGTCCAGCCGTCTGGCCCTGTCCAGATTTCCAGCATCCTATTGACTGCATCGATGCCACGGCCAGAAAGTGCTTCTCCGTACTCCCCCAACTTCGCTGTCATATCGGAGTATGGGCCGCACACCTGTTGTTGCGCGGCAGCGGAAGACGCGCAAAAAAATACCGCCATCACGGCGGCGGTCACGGCGATTGCGATGCGGGTCATCGCCAGCGCTGCCTAGCCCATACGCAAAACCGCGCTAGATACCAGATGATGCTGATACCGGCGGCTATGGCAGGCAAGAAATCCAGCACCGCGCCGAACGCCGTTGCGGCGGCAGCTAGGTCTCCCAGCTCGCGGCTCATCTGACGCCATACAGCCGCAGTAGGCCAGAGGCGATGTTGCCCGATTCAAAATAGACCCGTAGGCCGGTAACCGCCGCGACCGCGCGGTTGCTCCCAGCGCCGTCGCACCGGCTGGCGTTAATATCCGCGCTGCCGTAAACGCCTTCAAATTGCATAATTTTCGGTACGGCTGTGCCGTCAGGTGAATGGAAGGTGACCTTGCCGTTGTAGCCGCTGTCGCTGGCCGCGTTGCCGACGCCCTGGTTTGAAGTAGCGCCAGCGCTCAAAGCGATAAAGGCGACGTTAGCGGCTTGCTCGTGCGAGTATTGTGCGCTGCCCTGACCACTGCCTTGACGGTACATGGTGTAGTCGTATGCGCTGGTTAGGAAGCTGCCCGTAGAAACAAGTAGCCGTAGCTGCACGTCGTCGGTCGCTGGCTTGATACCGATTAGATCAAGCTCGTATCTATCGTAAGTTGAATCGATGTTACTAGTGAATTCGATATTCGCGCTGCTGCTTGCCGTCTGCGATTGAAT